TGGTGATGGTGTTTTAGTCAAAAAATTAAACAATAACCAATTTATTGAGGTTAGTTATTTGGTTACCAATGGTTCATTAACAAATGGAGCAAGAACGTTTACTTTTGCTGGTGTATTAGAAGATGTAAACGGAAGTAGCAATTACCCAGTAAATGTAACTGTTTTAAATACAAATACAACTCCGGCGAGTGGAGGAGAAGAAATTGAATCAATTTCACAAATTAAATATAATGCTCCTAAGTATTTTGGAACTCAAGATAGAGCAGTAACTGCTCAAGATTATGCTTCAATTATTCAAAATATTTACCCATCAATTGCTGATGTAATTACATATGGGGGAGAAGAAGCACGAAATCCAGAATATGGTAAAGTTAAAGTTGTAATTAAACCAAAAAATTCTGCTTTCTTGTCAAGTATTACAAAACAAGAAATTATTCGTAAACTTAAATCATACATGGTTGGATCTGTAACTGTAGATATAGAAGATCCATCAATTGTGTATGTTGAAATGAATAGTAAAATTTATTACAGTCGTTCAAAAACAACACAAAGACCTGAAGAAATTCGTTCAAGAGTAATTTCTGGATTGAATCAATATATTTTACAATCAGATACAGAAAAATTTAATGGTAAATTTAGATATAGCAAATTTATTTCTGTAATTGATGATTCGGATAAAGCTATTAATTCAAACCAAACATCAATTATAATGAGAAAGGATTTTTATCCTTCGTTAAATTCTACTTTCTTTTATGAAATTTGTTATCAAAATGAATTTGACCGAGATTGCGAAGGATCAAGTGTAATGTCTACTGGTTTTACAGTAAGTGAATATCCTAATGATACAGTGTATTTTGAAGATATGAATGGTAAAATTGTCCTATATAGATTAGATTCCATATCTGGTAATAAAATTACATTAAATGATTCACAAGGCATTGTGAATTACGAAAAAGGAGAAGTTCTTTTATACAATTTAACTATTATAAAAGGTAGTTTTGATGATAATCGTATTGAAGTTCGTGCAAAACCTTTATTAAATGATATAAACGCTCTACGTAATGTTTATTTGGATGTTGATATTGCCAGAAGTAAATTTACTGCTTATCCCGAGTAATTAGATGGCCGAAAAGATAAAAAAAATTTCTACCCTAATTGAAAGTCAATTACCTGGGTTCATATCATCTGAATATGAACAATTCAGTAAATTTTTAGAAAAATATTACGAACAGTTAGAATCTACTGGTAATCCATTAGATATCATTCAAAACATTGAAAACTATCGTGATATTAATTTTTATGAGAAAAATTTACTTAATCAAAAAACAATTTTATCTGAAAACATTTTAGCCAATTCGTCATCAATTACTGTTGCTGATGCTTCTTCATTTCCAAAAGAAAACGGATATATTCGTATTGGTAATGAAATTTGTTTTTATAAAGAAAGAACAAATAATCAATTTTTAGAAGTATCTAGAGGAGTTAGTGGAAATAATACACTTGGCGATTTATATAATTCTTCCGAATTTGTAACTACTCAGTCATCACCTCACTACACTGGTGATGAAGTTTATAATATCAGTAATTTATTTCTATATGCCTTTATTAAAAATTTTGAGGAAGAGTATCTAGGTGCTTTTCCAGAAAAATATCTTAAAGGAGAAGTTGATAAAAGAACATTAATCAAAAATATCAATAAATTTTATAAAGCAAAAGGTACTGATAGATCTATTAAATTTATTTTTAATTCTATTGTATCACAAAATGAAAGTGAAGTAGTAGAAGTATACAATCCAAAAGATTTTACACTCAAAGCTTCTGTTTCTGACTGGGTTACAAAATATGCTTTAAAAGTCAAAGTATTATCTGGAGATCCATTAAAATTGATTGGTAATGTAATTACTCAATCATTAGATGATTATGATAAAACTATTTCATTTGCTTCTGCTGTAGTTGATAATGTTGCATATCTTGGCAAATTTGATAATGAAAATCTTTACGAAATCGTTCTTGCTCCTAGCACAATTAATGGTAATTTTAAAATAGCGGCCAGAACAACATTACGGTCAAATGTTTCTATTTCTGCCGATACTGGAGATAGAATTAATCTATTTTCAACAATGGGCTTTCCGAAGCAAGGTAAAGTTTTAGTTGGAAATGAAGTCATTTCTTTCAATGATAAGAACGTAAATCAACTTATTATTGACGACAGACAAAATCCAGTATCACATACAGAAGGAATTTCGGTATATAGTTTCTCTACTGTTGAAGGTTTACACGAAGAAGGCACTGTTAGATTATTAACACTCGGAGTTTTATATAATTTACTTCCAGAAAAAGCATTACCGTATTCAGAAACGGGAGATTTAATTCAAGTATCAGAATCTGGATTTGAAACAAAAGATCCAGTTATTTTTGATATTAGAAAAAATTCAACCCGATGGTTTGTAAATACTAATTTTACTAAAGTAAATTCAATAGTACCAGGAATAAATTCTCAGATTAATGATTTGATTGCTGATGTATCAGCAATTTATGAAGATGATCAATATTATTATATTACCTCATCATCTTTCCCTTCACATAACAATTTACTTACATTAGAAATTACAGAATCATTATCTGATCAAAAATTATTAAAATTAATTCGTAAATATCCAACAACAACAACTGAAGTATATGAAACCGGCACGAGAGATGTGGGCATCTTGGTTGACGGCTCTCCTGTGTTTGGGTACAAAGATTTTGATTTTGTAACTTTTGGAAAAATTCAAAATATCAAAATTGAAAGCAAAGGAGTTGGATATGCCGCTCCACCAACAGTTTTAATTAATGAACAATCAGGAAAAGCAATTTCTGTTTTGTCAGGAGAAACTTTAAACAGTATTATTGTAACTAGTGAAGATACTTACAGTAGTGATCCAGTAATTAGAATCACTTCTGGAGAAGGAGCAAAATTATCTGCAGTGGTAACAGAGGGAAGAATAAGTAGCATTAACGTTGTTAATTCAGGTAGATATTATTCGTCGCCACCAACAATTAGAATTATTGATGCGTTGGGCAAAGGAAACTTTGCTGAATATGAAGCTATTTTAGATAATGAAGGAAGAATTGCTAGTTGCCGTAGAATTACTGGCGGTAGATTTTATACAAGAGGTAATGTAATTATTACAGTTGAGGCTCAAGGAAAAGGTGCTCAAGCAACTGCTGAGGTCAAACGTTGGGTAAAAAATAGATATGAAAAATTAAAAAATAATTTAGATACAAATAATTCATATGTGTTTCCTAGTTTTGATGGATCTAAAAATTATGGATATGGTGTAGTTGCAAATCCAGTAATATTAAGAAGAAGATTAGGAGATAATATTAGTGCCATTTATCAAGAAACTACACCATTACAGCATTCTTCTATTATTGGATATGCTTATGATGGCAATCCAATTTATGGTCCTTATGGTTATTCTGATCCAGTAAATTCTTCATCTTCCATCATAAGACTTTATAGTGGATATTCATTGAATGGTTCTAGACCAAATGGTCCTTCAATTTCGCAATATCCATTAGGTACTTTTATAGATGATTATAAATGGACTCCGAGTGTTAATTCTGGTAAAATAGAATTAGATTCAAATAATGGAAGATTTTGTGTAACTCCCGATTATCCTAACGGAATATATGCTTACTTTCTAACAATTAATCAAAACAATGACCCAGTATTTCCTTATGTACTAGGAAATAATTTTTATTCTCTTCCTGTAGATTCTAATTACAATTCTATAATCTCTCAAGATGATATTCCTGTTTCAGTGAGAAGATTAAAAACAGAAGATTATGAAATTAATGGAAATGATTTTTATGGTTATATACAAGATGTAAAAGGTGGTAATATTTCTTCGGCTACAGTTTATGAATCGTTGGAAAACTTTTCAGTAAATTCATTTGTATCTATAAATGATTTCTTAACTGAAGGAACTGGAGCTGCTGCAATAGTATCTTCGGTAAAAGGAAAACAAGTTTTATCAATTGAATCAAATCAAACAAAAGCAATTCAATTTACCACGGTTGAAAACTCTTATTTGTTTGCAGGAGATACGATTACTCAAGAAGTTACAGGAGCAACTGGTATATTAATTGGCAATTCAATTAATGAAAATAATTTTGTTCTTAGTAATGTACAAGGAGAATTTAATACTGAAAATGTAATTAATTCAGAAACCAAAGTTGTTACATTAATTTTAGATAGTAATTCAATTTTTACTCAAGGAGCAACAATAACTCTTACTGACGGAAAAGGAAATATAGGGTCTGATATAGCTGTAGGGGAAATTTTAGAAGGTATTATCCGTCAAAATTCATTAAAAGTAAAAGTAATAAGTGGAGAGTTTATTTTAAACGATGATTATTTTTTAAAAAGTAGTAATTTAGGTGATACGTCTAGAACACAAATTTTAAACATTATTTCTTTAAGTGAAAATTTAAATATTTTTAATATTAATGACAATATTGCTATTGTAGAAACTAATGGCTTTCATAATATAGCAGTTGGAGATAAAGTAAATGTTGACATTTTACCTGATGATACAGAAACAGAAACATTATATTTTGTAAGAAAAAGATTATATCAAGAAGCTATTTTAAATTCAGTAAATCATTCCTCTGTGATAGTTGATACTGGAATAGGTAGTGCTGACATTCTTAATACTGGCGCCGATTATCAATCGGGAGTTTACGAAAATGTAGAATTAATATTTCAAGATGTATCTAAAGCAAGAACAGATATTGGAAGACCAGATGATTTAAATAACGCTAGGGCAACAATTACTGTATCAAATCCAGCTGGCCTTGGTTATGGTGGTATTGCATCTATTGCAATTACCAATAAAGGATCTAATTACAAAATAAATGATGTATTAACTGTAAGCGATAGTTCTTTAAATCGTTTAGCAGGAAGTACTAATGTACAAAGACTTTATATCGCTGTTAATCATGTTGGATTTGCTGAACAAAATACTACTCTCAAATTATCTAATGTAAGAAATCTTTCTGTTGATGATTATTTAAAATTAAATGAAGAAATTGTAAAAATTACTTCAGTAAATGTCCAACAAAAAACCGTAGGGGTATTAAGAGGACAAAAGAATACTAGACCAAAAAATCATTATGATAAACTTGAAGTAGAATTATTTGAAGGCAATTACAAATTTACACCAAATTTTGGTCCATTCGGAGAAGGAATAGCAAAACCGCTAATTGTTGATTATGATAGTGATAACAAAAAAATATTTGTGTCATTTAATTATGGAGCCCAAAGTCCACAAAAAATATTATTAAGTTCTAGCTTTTTTGATGCTAGTACTCCAGCAAAATTAGTAACAATAAAAACAACAGAAGATCCAAAATTTAAATTAGAATTTTCTAAAGATACAGAAAATAATTTAATTACAAACCCAATTGTCAATATACAAAAATATTACAAATATAAATTTGATACCAGCCATTTTTCTATGGTTGACACTTACTTAGATTTTTCTTCTAGTTCAAATTATAATATTTTTACAGAAGAAAAATTTGTTAGTTCAATCTCTCCAGGAAATGCTGGGTCTTTTGTAACTATAAAACTTGGATTTGGACCAAATATATCTTCAAATAATTTTCAAACAAGACAAAAAATTAATTTTTCAAATTATTTTTATTTTATTAAAGTATCTCCAAATGTAAACACAGATGATTCATTTTTAAGAATAATTGATGACCCATTAACCGGAGAAAAAGTTGTTACTTATACAACAGATACAAAATTTGTTTATGAATTAAATTCTGTTCCTGAATATGATGGGTCTGGACAAATGTTGTATACAACAACATCACAATTTGCTATCGGAAAAATAAATTCCCTTGCTATTACAAATTCAGGTAATGATTATAAACGCCTTCCTATAGTAGAAGGTGTTTTGCCCACAGCATCAAAAGAATGTATTGTTGATCCTGTTTATGATACAGTTAATAAAAATATTGCCGGATTCAAAATTTTAAATCGGGGCAGTAATTATTCAAAGCCAAAAGTTGTCATTACTGATGGAGATGGTATAAATTATAAATTTGAATGTTTTGTATATCAAGGAAAAGTTACTAGTATTATTGTAAATAATCCTGGTATTAATTTTACTTATAAACCAACAGTTAAAATAGTAGAATCTGATGTAAAAATTTATTTAAATTCTAATAATATTGGTATACCCCAAAACGTAAAAATTGTAAACAATGGGGCTCTTTTTAATTCTGATAAAACTACATTATCACAATATAAATCAATTACTACCTTCGTATTAAAAGATTTTGGTTCTACAATCTTTTTCCCTGGAGAAATAATTACTCAACCTTCTACAGGAGCAAAGGCACGAGTAGCTAAAAATGGTTGGAAAATTGGAAATAATTTATTAAAAGTTGATAAGATTCAAGGAGTTTTCCAATTAGATAGCACAATAATTGGAAAAGGTTCAAATAGAGTAGCTACTATTGTTGATGAAATATCAACAATTTTTACTCCAAGCATAAAATCTTTTTATGATAACTTAGGATTTTATTCTTCTGACAAGGGCAAAATTGGTGCGAATTCACAGAAGTTAACTGATTCATATTTTTATCAAGATTATTCATACGTAGTTAAATCAAAAACATCAATAGATGTTTGGAGAGATTTAATTAAGGAAACCACTCACCCAGCCGGATTCCAATTATTTGGCGAAATGAGAATTGAATCTGAAGGCGAAATTACGATGCCTACAGATCAAAAAATTGTAGAGACGTTTGTTCAAATAAATTTAAATTCAGTTAATGTAACAGTAATTGATACTAAACAACAATTTACAAATAGTTTTGTAAATTTAAATAATTTACAAGTAGAAAAAGGATTAGGTGCGGTATCTGTAGATACGTTTGACTCATCCGAAACTTTAGCTTATAAAGTTTTATTATCTCCATCTTTTAATGGAGATTACGATCCAGAAACTTCAAAAGTAGAAGGTACTACATCTTTTACTCTCATTGATGCCAAAACAAATTTATCATTGGTTTTAAGTAATAACCAGCAATTATTTGTAACTCTAGATGGTATATTTCAAGAACCAGGAGTTGCGTATACTATTTCTGGTTCTACGATAACATTTGCTTCTCCTCCATTTGGTGACAGAGTAGTAGAAGGTCAACAAGTACCAGCACAGCATTTTTATGCTAAAGCAATTAAATTTAAAGACGAAGCATTTAATTCTAGATATTTTAAAAAATTACAATCAATTGAAACTCAGTTTGATGGAATTAAAAAAGAATTTAATTTATATTATGAAAATGGTAGTATTGTTAAAACAGATGAAAATGAAAATTTATTGGTAGGTTTAAACGGTGTAATACAAAATGCAAAATTTACTGAGTCAGAACCTTCAGGAAATTCTTATTATATTTTAAGATCGCAAAATTCTGACGTAACGGATAAAATTGTATTTTCAAAACCACCTATAGATCACGAAGATCTTTACACAAATTCCGATAATCTTTCATCAGATTTAAAGGGATTTGAAAAATGTTTTATCTATAGTATTTCTAACTACGAAAGATTTACTATAGATTCTTCATTGATTGAGTATAGAGGAGGAGGACCATACTTAATTGTTGACGAGATAGAAAAAAAAGTTAGAAAAATTGATGAGCCATTGTATGCTTTAGTATTTGTTGATGGTGTTTTACAAGAAGAAATTAAATCATATCAAATTGTAGGACCAAATATAATTTTTACTTCTCCACTTAAAAAATTCATTGCTGATTCTGGGGAAGTATCGTATCAAAAAGTTTCTATTATATTAATATACGGCAGAAATTTAGAGAAAACTTTAACTTTTTATGATTTTGAACCAGATATTTATTTTAATGTAATTAAAATAAGATTACAAGGAAATAATATTTACCAAACTTTTGCAGATCCTGTAAATGCTTACCAAGCAACTTTTTATGATAATGTTTTATTATATCAAGGAAATAATATAATTGGAAAATTAAAATCTAGAAAAAAAATTAGCAATGATGAAATAATTTTAACCGTTATTGGCAATAATATTAATCAAATAACATCAGAAAATTTAAAACTCGTAAGTTTATTTACTGATCCCATTTCAGAATATTTGATTGAAGGAACATATACAATTCAATCAGAATATTTAACAGACTCCAATCAAAGATTATTATTAAAAAATGTACCTGCTTGGTTATTCAACAGTGATCTTGGTGATAAAGCATGGGAAGAAAGATCTAAAATTTACGCAAATCTTTTAAAAGGAGATAAAATTAAAATTGATGGAGAATCTGATTATAGAGAAATTTTATCCACTCCATTATATTCAAAAAGTCGTCAATACAATAATGGAGAAATTGTAACAAATCAAATATATTCTAAAGCACAATCTACAAATTATAATGGTGTTACTAGAGGAGAAGGACTAAGTGTTACTGCAAATTTAAATCAATCTAGTGTGTCAGAATTATTGTGGAATCAAAGAGATTTAGAATTATATTTTGAGAACGGCATACTTTTACAACCAACTGCATATCAATATGACACTACTCCAGTTATATATTTTATTCCGGTTGATGGTAACGGCGGTGGTGCTAAAGCTGATGTTATCTCCCACGGCGGTCAAATATTAGATATAGTTCTTTTAGATGGTGGTTATGGTTATACACAACCACCCAAAGTTGTTGTTGCAAGAAGATACAATAGAATTAAAGGAAATTCTAGAAAAATTGATAGTTTAACACTGTTGGGCTTAAATCCTTTTATTAAATTAACCTTAAAAGTATCAGCCACCCAGCCTCCTGTAGTTATTGCATTATCAACTTTTGTTACTATTGAAGATATAAAAAGAGTTATTATTTCAGTAGTAACTCCAGTACCAAAAATTCTTGCCACAAGTCAAATTAAATTTGATACTGAAATTGCAATTATTCCTCCAACATCTTATGTAACCTCATTAAATTCATATTCTTCAATTCAAATTACAACTATTATTGATGCAAAAGCAAATATTATTTCTTCTTCTACAATACAATCTATTTCAAGACAAATTACTAAGAGAATTAATAAAATTGTAAATAATTCTATTATTGAAGTTCCAAATGAATCAATTAATGATATTGGCGCATTCTTAGATGCTCCATTATCTGTAACCGATACTATTGTTTACATTGCAGACACTAGTAGATTCCCCTATGCAAGTAGATTACTTATTGGCAAGGAAATTGTAACATATGGTAGAAAATTAACTGATCGCTTTTTAGATGTAATTAGAGGTACTTTTG